TATGGCTGACCAAGTAATTTAACGTTAGCGTTTCTAGATAACGTAGCAACTTCAGGATTATTAACACTAGGAAAGATAGAAGCACTTGAAGATGCAGAGTATTTTAAATCTAGCGGGAATGTATTCAACGCGGGAGTTAGGATCTTCTTATCAAAGTGAATAGCAGCTTTGTAGTTAGGATCTTCTGTATTAGCGATGTTAACATCATTCATTGGATCAACGATGTAACCATTTTTAAATCTTGATAATCCGTTTTCGTCAAGAACTAATAAGTTTTCTGAACTTTGCTCTAATTGATTTAAGCTGATGTAATACTCAAGACCTTCAATTCTTTGTTCGATCTTTTCAATATCACGCATTGTGTAGTTCTTAGTACCAACAGTTTTTATCTGTACTGCACAAGAGAATTTACCTTGCTCAGATGCTTCCCTTTGAGTAAGCGCAGGATAGCCAGGAATAAAGATTGTGCTAACAACTAATTGGTCTGCAGTAACAACTGGCGTTACTGGATTCTGAGATTCTTCACCTTTAATAAGATGAGATCTACCATAAGAATCAAAAGCAATTACGTCAACTCGTGATAAGTAGCTTTCTACATCAGAAGTAGCAGCAGAATCAAGTGCCGGAATTATGTATGAACCAGAGAATGTGTTAACATATCCACCAACTGCTGTTGTAACAATACCCGCAGAAGAAAGAGTAATATCAGTATAATCAACTACTGCATCTCTGTCAACCTGTGGTCTAAAGTCAATACAATTTCTTAATTGATAAGATGAACCATTTGATGATACATAAGTTTCAAGATCAGAAGATGCGATAGTACCCGCGGCTGGCGTAACAGAATCATCAATTGGATAACTGTTAATTGTAAAGAAGTAATCACCAGTAGAAGTCTCAACTTCAAACACGCCAACTTGTACAATTAATTGCTGGCCATTTAATGGCTGAGGACGACCCGGAATGTATTCCATATAAGAAATATCATAAAAATGATCGGTTTGATTAGTGTTGAGCTTAAAGCTATCGGTGAAATCAGTTCCGCCTGGACCTGTATTAACACTAATAATTTTATAAACATCTGGAAAACCTAAGCTGTGTTTTTGCGTAACTGTAAAGTAGTTAACTTTAACATATGGTTCAGCTGATACTTTAGAATGAGGAATCGCTGATGTAATGCGCTTGTTGAAGTATACTTCACCGCCGCCTGTTGCACCGGCGCTTGGATCAAGGCTAACAGTTAACGTACTGTTGTTTAAGCTCTTGGCTACACTAGTAACTGGGATAACAGTGTTTGAAGTATCAACTACTACCATGTCGTCTTGATCTAACGCGAAGTCTTCGTTGAGGCCTGCTGTAAGTACAAACTGGTTAGCTGAGATAGAAATTATTGCATGAGTTCTAGCAGGAATACTTATGTCAGTAAGTTCTTTAACGTAAGGTGTACCTGTATCATATACTACTGCTGACTTTCTAATATCTTTAACTTTCGCGTTAGACGCTACGTTAATTACACCTGAAGTACCAACGATACGAACAACATCACTGAAAGCGTTTGGAGAAATCATTTTAACACCGAAGAGATAAACTCTTGTTGGTGTGATGTTTCTAACATATGCTTTACCAATATTGACTGATCCTGCATTCTGTAAATCTACTGTTTCGTAGTTAATACCTACAGTACCACTAATATCTGTAACAGTTAAATAAGAACCGTAATCAATTGCGGTTGCTTGATTTTGTTGTATTTCTGCTGTAGCAACCGAGTCGATAGTAAAATCTAGTTTACCACTATTTTCTACACGGAAACCTTTAATGTATGCTGTGCCTTTGCCAACAAGTGCGGTTAGTTCACTACCTCGGCGATCCATGTCGACTTTAAAGCTATCAAGAATATAGTTACCTGATTCTTCATATGTTCTTTTTGCCAATTCATCTGCAATAACATTAAACTGTGATACATCACGCAAAGTAACTGCTGACCCGTTTTGATAACGAATAAGAGTAAAGAACACTGCGTCAACGTCTGCAATTGCTGTAGCTTTAGAAACAAGTACTGGAACCATGTTAAGTCTATCAGCACCCGGAGCATTTTCATTCTGCGATCCGTTTGCGTTATCATATAAACTTTTATCTTGCAAAGAACTAACTAATTTTTCAGTAACTTCATAACCAACAGATACTTCATCTGGAATATTAGTATATTTAGATACAATTAATGTTTGGTCTGTCGTGAATAAGAAGTGGCCTTTTTGGAAGATAACGCCAGCAGAAGCTCTGATACCAAACGAGTTTCCTACTTCATTAGTTTGTGGTGTAACACTGATAGTCCAGTCTTCACCACTGCCACCTTCTTGTAAGCTTGGAACTAAAACCGAACCGTTATAAACGAACTTAGTAATAGTTAATAATTCACCACGTTCGAACTGAGCGTTTCCTGAGGAAGCTGTGTTCAAATAGTTGATAAAGAATGTATTGAGATCGGGTGCCCGTGTTTCGAAACCACGTTGAGCCGCGATGATGTTAGCTTTTAGACCAGCAGCATTTTCAATTTCGTAGACAATATCGATGTCAGTTTCGATGCCTGCAATGATTGCTGTGCTTGAACCAGAAACATATTGTTCTACGTCCCAGCCAGTTTTGTCTACTAGTTTTACGAATTGCAATCCAGTAAGATCAGTAAAGTTACAACCTTTGATAATAGTACCTTCTTGGTAGATATTATCTCCGAATTGCTCTACTTGATTTTGGAGAATGGTTTGAAGTTGAGTTAGCTCTCGTGCTTGTACAGCGTATCCGGGCTTAAACAGAATCTTATAGAACTGCTTCTCGACGTCAAAATCATCAAAATATGGTGCAATATTTAAATTTGTGTTAATGGGCATCTATTTGAGTTCCTTAAAATTCCAAGACCAGTTTATATTCTTCTCGTGAACTTTCTTCTCTAGTTAAAGGAAAGAAGTCTTCCATAAAATACACAATACCAGATCGTTGGGTATACCGTGATTCAATAACATTATTGGCTGTCGGTGTATTTATCTGTATTCGTTGGCCGGTAGAATTAATAAGATTCTGCGAGTAATCCAGCGAAATGTCGTTGTTAGCAGTGTTAATCTGAGGGCCCATGTAACTGCACAAGTAAACTGTATTAGATGTGCTGTCAATCTCATGAACTCGACCACTAAATGTAATGTTACTATTTACATCTTTTTGTGTAAGAATACCGTCTGTAATTACTTTAGTGTAATCATCAGTTATAACTGCTATTCTGTTATCAAAGATTTCCGGCGATGCAGTATTAGCATTTTCGGGGTCTTCAGTGAAAGTTGGATTTTTAAGAATACCAACCGCAGAATAACTGTTACTCTTACCAATTTTATTATTATCTGTTTCAGTTATATAACCATAAAGAAGTATATGTCTGCACTGCATTTCATCGATTATATTAAAGTTGTGACCACCTTCGGGCGAAAGAATTGCTCTTAAAGTAGCTCTTACGTCAACACTGAGAGTTGCGCCAGGATCAAAATCATTATTAGGATCTACTATAGTCGCTGTAATATTATTATAGTCTTCGCCAGGATTCAAAAGTTCAATGTTAGTTATTCTACCATTTACAACCCTTGGGATTGCAACTGCGTTTTTACCATCGCCTTCAATCTTAACAGTTGGCAGAATCTTAAACCCTGAGTTTAAAATAACACCGTCACCACTAGGATCACCAACAACTTTTACGGTTGCTTTAGATGTGCCTATATTATATGTGTACTCTTCAATAACATATGTGAAAGCGACATTGGTCGGTGTGTTTAGATAAATCGTCATACCAGAGTAATAGTTACCCGTTTCAACTAATTCAGCAGAAGATAAAAGTATTGTACTATCGTTGCCTGGAGGCCCTGCTACAATTCCGTTTCCTACAAAAGGATAACCATTATTATCAATATAGTTCTCAACAAAAATATCACTTATTGTTGAGCCTGTAATAATATTGTTTGCATTACTTTCGAGATCTGGTGTAATATCAAATGTACCAGTTAAAGGAATAAATCCAGACGCGTTATATGCTTCGAACTGTTGTTCGGTCAAGTAGTACATGAATTTCCAAACATAACCGTCTGGCATTCTGTATATTTGATTTTCAAATGTTGGATCATAATTAGGTGGCGTTGAAGATTGCCCGCCGTTATTATTAGAAAGACATTTGTAAACACGATAATCGCCGGAATCATTATTAGTAGGTCCAACTACAGAATAGAAGTTAACTCCTTCTAAATTAACTGCGTCGTCGTATTGTGCGTATGCTGCATCTTTTTGCCAAGGATAATATTTGATCATAAACTTAACATCGCTATCAAAAACTTTTTTGCCAAAAACAATTTCTTCTTTGAAGTTATTTTTGCTTTGCAAAGAGTTTACAGCGTCCAACCTCGTCAATGGACCGGTTGTCGTTGACGAAACAGCGAAATAGAAATCGTTGTCTAGAATTTCTTGATAGAACATCCTAGTTACGTCATTCTTAAGCTTAGTTGTTAGTATTTCTGCCATTTCATTTAACCTTAACTTTTATAATATTTATAAACATTCTTAGCCTCTTCTACGAATTCTAGCACGAGGATAAGTAACACCTGATGTAGGTCTTGATTTAAAGTTTCTTTGTGGGAAAGAAGTTCCCGATACTGGTCTTTGGTTAATCCATCGTAGGTATCTGTTAGCTGCGCCTTGCATACTATCTCTATCCATAGGATCATCTGTTTCTGTGTCTGCCATTTGATCTGTATTAGAGTTATTTATCAACCAAGACTGTGCCTCACTCTGAGTGATGTTTGGCCAACCTTCCGCGAGGATAGCAACAACACCAGCAACCTGTGGACCAGACATGCTTGTACCTTGATACTTACCAAGATCATACGCGCCGTTTCTAGCATCGGCTATGCCAGTCGAATGCAAACTACTTTGAATGCCTTCACCTGCAGCAAATATATCTACTTGGTTACCGCAGTTACTAAAGTTAGCTTTATCTTCGTTAACATCATTTGACGTAGCACCAACGTTAATAATTGGAGCATAACCAGC